GCGGTTGTCCGCCGATGACCGCCGGAGGCTGTAGCGCTTTGCGCGCGGACACTTCGGAAACGGGGATCCACTTTCGTCTGCTAAAGTGACCGCGGGAGGTTGTTGTATTCTGGGCGGCGGATAATGGGAAAGTGATTTATGTGTGTAATATTTTTTTCTAGAAAAAATTCTAGAAAAAAGTTGATTTTTTTGCGATAGTGTGGTATTGTTATATTAGAAACAATGAAATCTAACAAATAGCTTAAGGAGGAAAATATGGAAATTAACATTAAGAAAAACGTATTATCAAAAGAGGATAAAGAGTTTTTAAGAAAATGAACCCTGGCTTTAGTGTAACTGGAGATACAATTAAAATATACTTTGAGGATGGGTCAGAGACGGAGTATGCGGTTCTGAAAGGATTATATACTAAGATGTATTCTTGTCGAGAATGCTTAGAATATTATGAAGTAGCATTAGCTGATAGGGTTGTTAGAATCAGCAAGGATACTTTAGAAAGTATGTAAAATGGATGAAAATTAATGGCATTGAATGATAAGGAGGAGCGAAATGATGACAGCAGAAAAAATGAAAGAAAACTTAAAAGAGAAATGTAAAGAGTCTTGGGAAATATTTCTATGTTACAGAAGAGTATTCGGTATTGATAGCGTGCAAGCAGAAAAGATGCAGACAGCGTGGGTTAACTATGATAGTTTATATAAAGAGTTTTTTGGTGAAGAAGTAGACTATGAATTTTGAAAAACCTTGCTGTCCTATCGGCAATACGGGGAGAAGGAGGATAGCATGAGAATTAATCTAAAAATGACTTATGAAGAACTTGTTAAAATGCAGAATAGCGTTACTGAACTTCCTTTCTATGTAACAAGAAAAGTAGGAAATGAGTTTAAAGTGTATGCTTATTCTCATTCATCAATGACAAATGGATACACCCGTAAAAACGCAGTATATAATCCACAACCATATAAAGGACGTTTTGGCGTCGGATTTACTGTAAAATCCAACAATTCCACAAGCACTCGTTATGCTTACATAACTTATTACATTGAAATCAAACATTCCATTATATGTTCTGTGAACGATAACTGTACGTTGTGTCCGTTGTACGCAAAAGAGGGAAACGAAGAAGAGTGTTATTATTAAGGAGGTATCATCATGAGAGTAAAAGATTTTATCTTAATGTATAGTGGCATGAACCGCGTGGAAGTCGAAATATACGCGTCTGTTACTGTATTTAATGAAGAACATTATGTATCCGTGGCAGAATTTGCTATAGACTGCGCCAACATCTACACGAAAAGAACAGAAAACTACTTATCAGAAGAAGTAACAGGTTTCGAAATCGTAAACGGTAAATTGCGATTAATGATAAGGGGGTGCGAATAATGCCGAATTCAAAGGACTATAGCATCTACCAGGAACTCGATCTCTCCCTCGACCAGATCAAACGCGAACTTCCACGCGTTGCGCAGGCGGCAAATAGCCGCCTTGCCAAACTGGAAAAAGTTCACGCGCGTGACCAATGGGAGTATGGGTGTGTAAAAGAATTTTTTGCGTCACAAGGGCGTAAAAAGAATCGTTTCTTGAAAGGCGTAAAGCGTTCGGATGCATCCATCCGGCAGGAATGGGATACCATGATTGCGTTTTTGAACTCTCCAGAAACTACTTTGGAGGGATACCGCATTGCGGAGTTACAAAGACGTTTTGATAAGTCAAAGAAGAAAATTGATGGAGAAGTAACAGAAGATAACTATAAAGACTTGTATCGTTTTCTAACTTCCAGTCTCTACAAAAAAAATCTGCGAAAGCAGGTAGCGTCCGATCAAATTATTGACGATTTTATTTCGAAATTAAATGATAGTGGAATCGAACTAGAAGATATTCTTGGCGAATATCAGGAGTTTCTAGATGGATATATAACAGAAGAAGAATTATTTGCGAAAAAAAGAACAAAATTAAAGTGAGTGAATATAATGTATAAATTAAATGTTCCCGTTATCATAAATGGAATCGAATATGTTTCACGTGAAACAATTTATTCTGTTTATGATTTTCCTTTTTCCGATTTCCAGACGTTGCGCGAATGCCGCAAATGCGGAAGAAAGAAAAAACCTATCGTTTATTATGACGTGGAAATGGCGTTTGATATTGAGACAACCACACTGGAAAAATTAGATTATAAACGCTATCATAAAACAGGGGAAAAAGTAATAAAAGGTGATGCTTTTATGTATCACTGGCAGTTCTGTTTAAAAGATACGGTCTGTTTCGGACGAACATGGAACGAGTTTATTCGTTTCTGTGAGGGTTTACATTTGTATTTGAAAACATCTGATACGAAACGCGCTGTAGTCTACGTTCACAATCTTTCATATGAATTTCAGTTCATGAAAGATTTCATTGAATTTGATGAAATCTTTGCGCGGGATGCACATAAAGTTATGAAATGTTATGCGTATAAATACGGGATTGAGTTTCGATGCTCGTATTTTTTAAGCAACATGAGTCTTTCAAAATTTTGTGAAAACAGTGAGGGCGTAACCCACTATAAACTGGTTGATACGTATGACTATAAAAAACTACGTACACTAAAAACACCTTTAACGGACGTTGAACAGGGATATTGCTATAATGACGTTCGAGGCTTGTGTGAGTGCATCCGCGCTTTACGGAAAGATGACAACCTTGCAGAAATCCCCCTTACATCAACTGGATACGTCCGCCGTGAATTTCGCCGCGCCATGCAAGCAGATAGAGGCTATTATCCGGAAGTCTTTAAAGATCTGGCATTAACCTTGCCGCAGTACCAACTCTGCAAAGATGCGTTCCGTGGCGGCAACACGCACGCCAGCCGCATCCACGCTGGGCACACGATCACGGCGAAAAAGGGTGAATCTGCGATCGTTATGGGTAGTATGGATATTTCGAGCAGCTATCCGGCGCAGATCGCAACTGAGTATTATCCAATGAGTGCGTTCCGGGCGGTTGAGATCACAACGCAGGAACAGTTTGACAACTTGTGTGCTACCCGCTGTGTTATTATGCGGGTACAATTTGATAATTTACACATCAAAGAAAACATTCCGGTACCATACATCCCGCTGTCGAAGTGCCAGAAGCACGGGAAAGATTGTGTGATTGATAATGGTCGAGTACTCTCTATTGACTGTTGCGAAATCGCAATGACAGAGATTGACTTGGACATCATAAAAAATCAATATGACTATGATTTCTTTACTGTCTCGGAGTGCTATGTAGCCGCGCGCGGAAAGTTACCGGACAGTATGCGTAAAACGATGATGTCATTTTTTATCGCAAAAAGCCAGTTGAAAGGAAATCCCGATAAAGTCTATGAGTACATGAAGTCTAAGAATAAGTTAAACAGCACGTTCGGAATGTGTGTCACAGATCTTTTGCAGGACGAATGGGCGTTGGATGCTTTTACGGGTGAATGGCATCGGGAGAAAGCAGATGCGGAAAAAGCACTGAAAACGTACTATGAGGGGAAAAACAACTTTTTGCACTATCAATGGGGAATCTATGTTACCGCCCACGCAAGAAAGCAGTTACAAGATATGCTGGACGTTGTTGGAATGGACGTGGTGTATTGCGATACGGATAGTATTAAGTTTTTACATCCGGATTTACACATTCCGGAATTTGAAGCCAAAAACAAAATACTTGCCAAACGTGCAATCGAAAACGACATTCCTGCGTTTTGTGACGTTGGTGACAACCGTTACATTCTCGGCGTCTGGGATATGGATGACTTGTATATCCAGTTCAAGACCCTTGGCGCGAAAAAATACTGCGGCGTGGAATGGGACGAAAAAGCGGCGCAATCTGGCAAAGACCCCGTGCGTTTTACGTCTACGGTCGCTGGCATGAATAAGAAACTTGGAGCGGAAAACTTAAAGTGCTGTAATAATTTCCGTCTCTGCCGCCGGATGGAAAATGTCGGACGGACAATCAGTTGCTTTAACAACTCGAAACCCCATTACATCAAAGTAAACGGGGAAGAAATTTTAACGGCTAGTAACATTGGAATCCTTGATACTACTTATACCTTAGGTGTATCGAATGAATACTATGAAGTATTGGTAAACTCTCAAGACGGAGTGTTACCGGAATAGGAGACGATATGAGATATTTTGTGTTTTTTATGTTTTTAGTATTATCAACGATCTGGGCGTTACATGAGGAAGAACTCGACCTTTCCATCCTGCTTTTATTTTTGGATATTTTCTTTATTTTCTTATTTTAACTATTGACTTCTTTGGTAGGTAGTGCTATTATAATACTTGTAAGAACTCATAACCACATAAAGAAAGGGGATAAAAAATGGTTAGAACAAAAATTGAAACATTTATCTATTCTGTCATTGACAGAAACACAAAACAGGTGAGCGGCTCTTTTGAGAATACAGAAGAACTGAAAACGCAGAAAGCAAAAACCGCCGCTGTTACTGCCGCTGGTTTTCCGGAGGATTCCATCTGCGTATTAACCGATACCGTATCCGCCCGCTACGAGATGCCGGACGAACAGTTTTTTACCGAAGCAAAAAAACTGGACTAAGCGCACAACCCGCTGTCTGGAAGATGCCAGATAAGACAACGATCAAAGCAAAGCGCAGCGGTTCTGCATAACAAAACAACTTAAAGCAAAAAGGAGAGAAAATCATGAGTAAAGCAAAAATGAAACTGAACAACGTAACTGTAAAATATGCAAAGGAAGATGACGGCAAAAGCGTTCTTTCTGCTTCGATCACAGCAGACCAGCAGAAAGCCATCTACGAAAAAATTATCGAAGAGTTCGGTAATGATGCCGCCGCAGAAGCAAAATGGATTCCGGCAAAAGAAACCGATGAAAATTGTATTTACGTAAAAGCGCAGACCAACTATAAAGTAGATTTTTACGAGGACGGCGTAGAGAGCGACATCGTTTCAAGCGTTGATGAACTCGGTAAAGGCGCAGTTGTTGACCTCTTCCTCTCCATCGGAGAAAGCAAGTTCCGCCGCGACAAGGGATTTACCGCTTATCTTTCCGCAGTAAACGTCCATAAATTCGGCGACACGGAAAAATTTAATCCGTTTGCTTAACTACATATGACGGAGATACGGGCCCCGACTGTCGGACGGTAACTTGTGTGTTTTAAGTAAACTGTAGTTGATTGTTACTATATTTTGTGTGTATTGAAAAAACTCCATACGTGTAAAGGAGCTACGTTTTTTCCAGCGTAGCTCTTTTTTATACCCAGCGAAGCTCTGCCCTTACCCGCCGTCCATCCGCAGTCAAACGTGCGATCATCGTGCGATTAACGTGAGATTACCTGCGGTGAGACTGGCGGGGAACTGGCGGGACGTTAGAGATTCAGATAACCGTGGTAACGCGGATCGGGAAAAAGAAGAAAGGAGGACGTGAACAAAATGTTTCACGTGAAACAATGATTTTTTGGAATGATATCAATTGGGAAAAACTTTTCGCTGATTATGATGTGAAATTTGAAGCGATAGACGATAACGGGAAAACGATTCAGTATTACAATCCGATTCGGTTGTTTTCAGAGCCGGACGTGGACGGGGATTTTGCTGGAGTGGCAATTACGTGTTCCAACCGTAGCGCCGGAAAGACAAGTGCGTTCGCCGCGGCAAGCTGTATTTTGTGCAAAGAGTACGGATTGCAGACCGGATGGATTTTCCGGACGAAAGGGGAAATGACGGGAGCGGCGGCAATGTACGAAGATATGCTAAGCATGTATCCTAAATTAGGAAGTGTGATTACCTATAAAAATCTGGACAAAAACGGAAATGTTGTGCGGTATTTTCTGGACGGCGTGCCATTCGGATGCGCGTTTAGTTTTGGAAGTAAGATGGACAGTGTAAAAAAATTGTCTCCGTATTTTCGGGATATCTACTTTTTGTTGTTTGACGAGTTCAGCATGGAAAGCGGACAATACGTAAAAGGGGAATCTGAAAAATTGCAATCGTTGTTGCTGACGATCAGCCGTGGAAATGGAAGCCAGTCCCGATGGTTTAAACTGGTTATGTCATCCAATAATATTTCGTTGCTCAATCCCTATTTTGTATTTTTTGGTATCCATAAGAGATACCAGAAAGAAACAAAAATGCTGCATGGGAGCGGTTTTGTGTGTGAGTTTACTCACAATGACAGTGCCAGTAAAGCTATGTGGGAGAATACTGCTTTGAAAGCATTCCGCGGCGGTCACTATATGCAAAGTATGAGTGTTGGAGATCAGATGTTAATTGATGATGCCGTGTTTGTACAAAAGCCGACCGGACGGTCGCGGTATCTGTTCACCATCGAACATAGTGGAAAAAGTTATGGAGTGTATGAGTATTACGAAGAGGGGTACATCTATATTACGCATAACTATAACCCGTCTTGTAATTTTGTCGCGGTTTTTCGGGACGGAGATCACACACAAAACACGGTTATGTTGGAACACTATGATTATTTGTTTGAAAATCTAGTTGACGCATATCGCAAAGCATATTTGCGGTTTGACGATCTAGACAGCAAAAATATGGCGGTTGAGTTACTAGGGATTGATCTTTATAAATAGTTCGTGTGAGACGGACAAATGTACTTGACATACGGACAAACAAGATGTATCATGAAAATACGGGGAAACCTTTTAAAAGGGGTTGCCACGGTTGAGTAAACCGCCCTGTCCTTGGCAGGTCAAAAGGTTTCCTTGTTTTAATGGACAGGAAGAAAGGAGCAAAGATGGCAAGTATCGTTTTTAATATGATTGTCGGAATGATGAAAAAAGAAAATGCTTATCTTGCTTATACGGTACGCTATAAAGCGGACGAAAAAGATACGTTGATCATTGTACCTCATGAAAATTACGAGTCTCACATCCGGTATTTGTGGGATTTCTTTTTCATGGATGGCAACGCGTATAACAGTAAATCGCCAGTTCGATTCATTCATAATTTTATTATGTGTGATAAATTAAGTGAAATTGAGGACTGGTTAAAATGGCAGGATAAGGAGGTGGAAACATGGATGTAACTATGGTAACGCAGTTAGTTGGAAGTCTCGGTTTTCCAATTGTTTGTTGCGGCGCACTTTTCTGGTATATGGTGAAAGAAAAAGACGCACACAAGGAAGAGATGGAAGAACTGCGGAAAAGCGTAGAATCGAACACGACTGCAATTAATTCACTTTGCCAGCACTTAGGAGGTGGAAAGAATGAATAAAATCGAAAAAGCAGTTGCATGGGCGGAACAAATCGCCGCCGATGATCGGCACGGGTACTCACAGGTACACCGGAACAGTCCCGATTATGACTGCTCCTCTTTTGTCGGGACTGCACTTGCAAATGCTGGTTTTCCGATCAGCATTTACAGCACAACTAGAAATCTAGGTGAACAGTTGGAAAACGCTGGTTTTGTGAAATGCGGTAAACCGTGGAAACGCGGTGATATCCACCTTGCGGCTGGTCATCATGTAACGATGTCGGTTGACGCGAACCGCATCGTCCACGCCAGCCAGTCGGAAAACGGCGGGATTGATGGTCAGACGGGAGATCAGACCGGAAAAGAAATCTGTGTACGGTCTTATTACGATCTTCCGTATGAAAATACCGTTCACTATCGGTATGCAGGAGCCGTCAACGAAAAGCCGCATAACGTCATTGAAAGTTGCGTCAAGACAGAATCCGCGCGTAGTTTTGACCGGAAAATTGCAGGAGCGTATCATACCAATGATCGCTATAATCTGCGTGTTGGCGCAGGAATGAATAAAACTGTCATCTTGACGTTGCCAACCGGAACCAGTGTTAGAAACTACGGGTATTATACCGGAGAATGGTATCTGGTGAAAGCCGTAGTAAATGGCATCGTCTATACTGGTTACGTAGCAAAAGAGGGTTTAACCTGTGGCTGATCTGACGCTTGCTTACAATACCTGTATCGAGATTTGTAACAATCCAAACGTTGGATATTCCCAAACGTATCGTGAGGGCCAGACCGTAGGAGGTATTACCTACTATGATTGCTCCTCTCTCATGAGTTACTGTTGTACGGTCGGCGGGTTTTTAGCATCTAACCCGTGGTTTACGACTCGTAGCATGGACGGATATTTGATCGGTGCTGGATTCCAAAAAGGTACAGCCAATCAGCCATGGAAAAAAGGTGATATCTTATGGAGGAGCGGTCACACCGAAATGGTTTACAATCCCGCTGACGGTGGCGGGTATACGATGGGAGCGCACACCGATAGTTACCCGCTGGAAAGACAGGTATCCATTAATACGTTTGTGTCTCCCTATAGCGCGTGGACGTATCTTTATCGGTATCCGGTTGAGGTAGAAAGCGGTATCAGCCAGTATGTCATTTCCGCCATCTGCGGCAACTTTTGGCAGGAATCCACTGTAAATCCTGGATTATGGGAGGGAACGATTGTAGGAGCGCCCGGTTATGGTTTGGGACAGTGGACAGATAATTCCTCTACCGACCGCCGGACGCGGTTGTTCCAATGGTTAGATTCCAACGGGTACAGCCGGGAAGATGGTAACGCACAGTTAGAATATCTGATTTATGAAAATGTCTGGTATTCGGTCGGAGCCGCTAGTGCTTACGAAAATCTACAAGCGTTTTTGCACAGTGACAGCACCGATTTGAACGCACTGACTTCCGCCTATATGAAAGGATGGGAGGGAATTAGTGACGATGGAACACTTGCGTTCCGGCAGGAAAAAGCACATGCGTGTTTCAATTTTATTTCGGAACACGCGAAAGATTCTGCAATTACCGGATGGATTGTTGGGAATCGGTATTTATCTGATTCCGAACGTTTGAACAACGCGGTGATGGTATTTCGGTATTTGTCAACTGGACAACCCGAGCCACCAGAGCCGCCACATCCCATGCAACCAAAACGGCATAAAATGCCTATCTGGTTATATCCCAATTTAAAAAGGAGGTTTTAAAATGACACTAGAAGAGTATTGGACAGAAATTGTTGCCGACATTGGAAACATCGAAACGCATGGCGATGCGATTGCCGCCATCAGCGAAAAAATCAAAACTGAAGATACCGACATCGGAGCTCTGATGTCCGAACGTGACGCGCTGGTCGCAGAACGGGACGAACTGAAAGGAAAGTATGATGCCGCGGTGGCAGAAATCAAAAGCCGCTGGTCTGATCTTTCCCACGGCGGAAGTATCACAAAAGTAACCGAGTTTGGCGGAAACGCGCCGGAACCGGAAGAAACCGCAACAAGTATCAATGATCTTGATATGTCTCAGCTAATTCTGAGTGGAAAAGGAGAGTGAAACAATGGCAGAAAAATTAGATATGACCAATATTAATATGCTGAACGCCGTTCGGCAGACGATGAGTGTTGACTACCGTGACAAAGTTCCGGTGGCAACTCGTGAAAATATTGCAGATATTGCAAAAACATTAACCGACCCTTACAATCCGATGGCGCGGAACGAACTAGTTCCTGCGCTGGTAAATCTGATTGCCAGCCAGTCCATCAGTACCGAAGCGTTCCGAAATCCTCTGCGTGTGCTGAACAGTAACGCTATGCCATACGGTAATGGTGAACAGGAAGTGTATGTAAACTTTGCGCAGGGGTATGCACACGATGCCAATATCAGCATCGAAGATGCGACCGCTATTTATGACAGCTATATCATGGCGCTGTATCATGTAATCAATTTTAATAACGATTATCCGGTGACGATCTGGTTTGAGGATATGCGTGGGGCGTTTCTCGATGATTACGGTTTGCGCAGTCTCGTGCAGGCGAAAGTGGAAAGTGTCGTTTCCGCTTGTAACTGGGATGAGTTCATAACTGCAAAAGAACTGATTGCGTCTGCAAAACGTGCGGGACAGATTTACCCGGTTCATGTGGATGCTGTTACAGATCAGGCATCTGCAAATGCACTTGCAAAACAGATTCAGTCATACATTGACAAGATTCAGTTCCCGAACCCGCTGTATAATTTCGCTGGCGCGACATCGGCTGCAAAAGAAGATACCATTCTTCTGTTTGTCGAACCGGATACCAAAGCCGCGATGAACGTTGACAGTTATGCAAGCGCGTACAATCTCGACCGGATGATTCCGAAAGCACAGCAGGTTTTAATTGATAACTTTAACGATGCTGAGGGTATCGTGGCTGTACTGGTTGACAAACGGTTCTTCAAAATCCGAGAACAGTACCGCATGATGGTACAGGATAACGTTAATCGCGGACTGCGTTGGAACAGTACATATACAGTAAAAGAGATGTTCTCTTATTCCCTGTTTTATCCGATCATCGTGTTTACGACCGAGACCGTTCTTGTTTCTTCCATTACCGCAAGTGACGTTGGACTGGTGAAAGCTGGAACAGATGTAGACTTCGGTGGAAGTTTTTCGGTTAGTTCTACTGGCGTAGCGGATAAAGCAGTAGACGTAAAAGTAGAGGGTAACTCTTCCTCTGATACGTTTGTTATTCCTGGTACAACCATTCTTCGAATCGCAAAAGACGAAAAGAATCTGAAACCGACAGCAAACAAAACAGCAAGTGTGCAGGTTGTGATTACAAGCCGATTCGATTCTTCCAAAAATGCAACCATTTACTTTACGACAGATTAAGTAAGAGGGAGGAAACATGGATAATTTCATTCCGATGCCGCCGCAGGAAAATGTGGCGGCAGTTTCCCCGCAGACCGAGGTAATTTTAGCAAGTGGGATTGAATGGGGAAATGACTATGAACATGTGCGTTATTATGAAAATGGAAAAGCTGGCTGTCTGGCGCACGTAAGAGAAAAAGCAATTCATATTTTTAAGCAATCCGCGCCCGTGAGATGGGGAGAACTGACTTATAAAGGAAAAGGGAATGAGAGCGAATTTTTAAAGTGCAATTATATTGCGTTTCAGAATAAACCTTATACGGAAGAGTGGTATTTCGGATTTGTGACGCGTGTAGAATGGTTGAGTGACGGAAGTTTTAAGATTTATTTCGAACCTGATCGTTTTCAGAACAGTTTTTACAATGTGGTGCTTCAACCGTGCTATGTAGAACGAGAACACGTTGCCAAAGCAAATGATGCAGTCGGAGCAAATTTAGTTCCCGAAAATCTGGAAACTGGAGAATACATTGTAAATGGTTCCGCCGGCATGGGTTTTGGTCTTATGAACTATTGTCTTATTGCCAGTGCTGATGAAAATGGCGTTGCATTGGAACCGGAATTAAATCAAAAAATAATGTCTGGTTTGACTTATTTTAACACTACAGATTTTGCTACCATGAAACAAAAAATTCAAGCCTATGCTAAAAGCGGAAATGCAGACGCTATTGTATCCATTTTTCAAGCACCTGCTTTATGCTTTTCTGCAAGTCCACAAAACTTTACCATGGCTTTCCCAACAACGCTAGCTGGCTATACTCCAAAAAATAAAAAACTATTTCAATATCCATTTTCGTATTTAATTGCAGATGCGCACGATGGAACACAATATGCGTACCGACTCGAATACTTCAAAGACCAAAAAATAGTTTTTGGCGCGCAAGGCGTAAAATTAAATATTCCGTCTATATACGTCTATCCAAAAAATTACAAAAATGAACCTACTGATAATACGCCATATGCATTTACTTATAGTAATTTTCCTACCTGCGCGTGGACAAATGACGCTTATCAAGCCTGGCTGGCACAGTCTCAACCTATATGGGATTATCAGACAAAACAGCAGTATATTGATACTGGAAAAAGTGTTGTAGCAACCATTGCAAACGTATTAAGCGGTAATTTCGGAAAAGCCATCGAAAGCAGTATCGGTCAGACAGTAAGCAATTTTATGTTTGGCGAAAATATTTCAGCACAGATGGAGCAACACGATTTAATTCCGCCTACAGCAAAAGGAAGTGCTACTGGAAGTTATGTTCAGACTGCGCTTTTTAGTAATACGATTGCATTAAAGACCATGTGTGTAACTCCGGAAATGGCGAAAGTAATTGACGATTATTTTACTATGTATGGATACGCAACACACAAAATTAAAGTACCGAATATCACTGGGCGGTCAAGTTGGAATTTTGTGAAAACGGTAAATTGTGGATTGCATGGAGCGTGTGTCACCGATGATATCAACTTTTTACAAGCAATGTTTAACAGAGGTGTTACGTTCTGGCATACGGATGATGTTGGAAACTATGGTCTTTCCAATGATTAAGGGGGTGATAATATGTATGCTAACCCGTATCGTGTGAGCAACAAAGAAGTTTGGGGACGCTGGGAAAATAATCCGAATACTTCCCCGGAGGAAAAACTTTATTTTCGCCACTTTTTCGACAAGTTCGTAAATTTAGCATTATCACGTTATGAGTATGACGGTTTACCGGATGAGATTCCACCGCGGATGCTGAACTCTTATTTGTTGTGGAACGGTATGTGTCTTTTCAAGAAAGAACCGATTACAGGACTGTACGGTGTTTTCGGCGTGAATCTTGTAGGCGAACCGGATATTTATGGTATTCCGACCGATTGGATTGCGTACGCCATGAACGGCCAATATTACGAACAAACGGATAAAGAAGAAAGTGCGCTGATTTTTGCTAGACCTTTTGCTGTACCGGAAATTAACAGTATTATTTTACATGCACAAAGTCTGGCAGAGAAAAAAGCGTCAACTCGAGTCAATGTCATTCAGCAGAGGACACCTGTAGTTATCAGCGGTGATAGCACTCAGAAGTTATCCATCGACAACTTTATCCAAAAATGGGTAAAAAACATTCCTTTTATCAAAGCAAAAAACGATCTGCGAAAACAAATTCAGATTGATACCATTGATTTGAAAGTACAGCCTATTTTCAACGAACTTGATACAGCTGCACAGAGAGAAGTAGCAGAATGTCTGGCTGATCTCGGAATCGAAGCAAGCGGCGTAGAAAAGCCGGAACGGCTAGTTTCCGCAGAAACGAGTTACAACGATGGAGAGATTGAGTTGACGAGAAACGGAAATCTGACAACCATTCAAAGGGGACTTGATGCAATCAACGAAATGTATGGTTTGAATATCCATGTACGTTTTAACTCTAAAATGGTAACGCCGATTAACCGACCGGATGTTTTCGCCACTACAAATGCCGAAACCTACACACAAGAAAACAACGGAAACGACACGCCGGAAAGTGAGGTGGAATGATGTTTCTTAACTATAACTACGAAACGAAAACGCTAACGAATACCATTGAACAGTTAGTTATTTCCGATCATGTACTTTCACCACTTGAAAATCAGACCATTGATCATATGATCGAAGTCGCCGTTCCTTTAATCTTCAATTTTGACTTTCCGTTTTATGTCGATGCATCCGCGCCAGAATATGCAACCGCAAAACTTGCGTTCGAAAAATCGTTCTGTTTACAGTATTTTCGAGAACAGATCGGGTTGGAAACTGTCGGAGAATTTCAATATCATCTAAAAAAGATTCTCACACTCAATATGCCATACTATGAGCAGTTGTACCGGAGTATTACTTTTGAGTATAACCCGCTGATTACTCATAAGAGTACGCGAAAAGTAACAAGTACGAAAGATGATACACGAACTGGTGTGATCTCCGGAGACAGCACAGCAAAAAACACAACATCAGCCGATACAAATAACGACACACAAAATATTCACTCTGACAATCCGCAGATCAATTTTGCCGGAAATAATTATGCGTCTACAATGGATAGGGGACAAAATACCATCCATAACAGTGCTATAAGCAATGGAGAGAATACCACAAAAACCAACAGTAATGACACGTATCATGCAGATAATAATGATACGATTGAAGATGAGGGATTCGACGGTAGTTACTCTATAGAAATTCAGAGATTCCGAGATACCATACTTAATCTTAACAAGCGTATTTGCGATGATTGCAGAGAGTTATTCTATCAATTTTATTAAGGAGGGATAATAATGGCAGAGAAGCCAACGATTCCAGATTTTCCTACGTTGCCAGATTTCGGTAAGATGATTACGCAAGCTTGTGAAATTGTAGCAAGTGTGCGGGGGATTCCGTATGATTTCAACGGGACGTTGAGTCTAGAAAATAAATTTGTTGTGCTGTTTAAGACGGTGAAAGAAATGTTTGACGCGCAGGACGACCTTGTAAAAAGTTACACGGCGTTATATAATTTTGTCAATAATTACTTTAGCAACTTAGATGTGCAGGAAGAAATTAATAACAAAATCAAAGACATGGTAAAGAAAGGTGAACTTACTAACTTAATTTTGCCTTACATTAAAGAATCGCCAGTTATTGTTAATTCACTAGACGAAATGATAAACCACAATTACATCTATTTATTAACTACAGATGGATATTTATATTCATGGAACGGTAATAATTTCGGGAAAAGCGGAATAAACTATACTTTTCCTGCAAATGCCTATGTACAAAAAACATATCGTTTTATGACTAGCGCTGATTTAATTTCGTCTCTTACTGAGTGCGGAAGCTACAGTATAGGTGTAAAAGATGGTGATAACGTTCCGGCTGATATGCCCCCGGGTTGGACTTACGGAAATTATATAGTGGTTGTTGATGGATATATGGGCAATGATAAAGCAAACTTTATTCAAAAAATGTATAGAAAAGGAGAACAACCCTACAATTATCGTATCATCAATAACAATGCACCTGGTGAATGGGTAACTATTAATTTTAACGACTATAAACGTTACCCATATCGTTTTATGACTAGCACTGATTTAATTTCGTCTCTTAATAATTGCGGAAGCTACAGTGTAGGTGTAAAAGATGGTGATAACTTTCCGGCTGATATGCCCCCGGGTTGGACTTACGGAAATTATATGGTGGTTGTTGATGGATATATGGGCAATGATAAAGCAAACTTTATTCAAAAAATGTATAGAAAAGGAGAACAACGCTACAATTATCGTATCTTCAATAACAATGAACCTGGTGAATGGGTACCTATTAATGTAAGTACATCCAGTAAAAAAATAAAAGTAGCTTTATGCGGAGATTCGTTCATTGATAAAGGCGGAGACGGAGGTTTACCAATGAGCGAATATCTAAACGAATTTACAAAATATGACGCTACATCACTAGCAAAAGGTGGTATTAAAGCGTCCGAATGGTGGGAGACATTCAAAAATAAAGTAACAAACGACTTTGACGTTTTCTTATTATCACTTGGTCTTAACGGTGAAACGTCAACTGATATATTCATTAATAGTATTAATAATATTATTGATAATATTACAGCAAAAAATCCAACCGCACGGATTATATTATGGTGTATGGACGCGTGGTATACAGAAGAGTATTCAAACGCTTGTAGTAATATTGCAATGCAACGTGGCATTGAATTTTATTCAATGAAAGCTAATAAATCAATTCCAATTAGAATTGGTGGAAAATTTACTTCTGTTTTTCCAACATTAAACAATGATTATGCTAACGCTAAAACTAAAGCATACTCGATTAGTGCAACGGACAATCACCCTAACATTAAAGCGCGTAAAATGCTAGCTGAATTTTGGAGTACAATCATTTAATATTCTTGCAATTACACTTTAGCAGACGAAAGTGTCTGCCTCCCGCGGTCACTTTAGCAGACGAAAGTGGATCCCCGTTTCCGAAGTGTCCGCGCGCAAAGCGCTACAGCCTCCGGCGGTCATCGGCGGACAACCGC